AACTCTATGATCTTGAACAAAAAGCGCAAGATGCAGTGATGAAGGAAGCAGAATCAAAGCCTGTGTTCGATCGCGGTCGTAGCACAGATAAATTCAAGAATCTCAAAGTGTAATGCAACTTCAGCGGATTGAAAAGAAGGTCTACGCTCTTGCTAAAAATTGGGTCGGCGTAAAGAGCGTTCCTTCTATCATTCGCAGTTTGAACCGAGCGTTCAATCGAAACATTGTTACTTTTGGTTCGGATAGATTTCAAGAAGAATACTATGACGATCATAACATTATCGTTAGCGGTCATTATTGTAATCGCATTTCTGATTTCATTCCCGAGCACATCTTCATCAAGTTGAGTTTCCCTAAAGAACCCAAAAAGGCGATCATAACTGAGAAAGGTGCGGTGAATTTGGCTGTGAAGATCATTCGAGCCATTCATCATGAGTATCGGCACAAGTATCAGCAAAAAGGTCGTCCATTGCTTTTGCAAAAAGAATACAAGCCGAAGCCGAAGCAGCACAGGTTGAAGGCTATGTATTACGGCAATCCAGATGAATTGGATGCCCATGCATACGAAACACAGGCTGAGAAACTGAATATAAATAAATTACGAAAAGCGCATAGGATTGGTTGGCGCGAGTGTGAAGCGATCTTCATGTATCGCCAAACTTTTCGTAAACAGGATCCAAAGGTTTGGAAGAAGTTTCTAAAAAAGGTTTATAAAAATGCCTGTAGTTAAATCAATTGACACCGTAATATCATTAGTTGAATCTGCAGGATACACTCAAATTAAAAAGATGAGTGGAAATAAAATTGCTGTTCTTACAGAAGAAAATAGAGTTGATGTTTTAAAAAACATCAACAAAAAGATAAAGGGTAGCATTTACGATAAAACACCATCATCTGAATCTTCTGTTGGTCGAGTAAAGGTTGGTGGATTCGTAGTATTAGCAAAACCTGCTGGAAAACAAGGTACTGCATCAGCAGGTGTGGGAAACGAACAGTTTTTAGTTGAGACTGTTCAAAAGGCTATCAAAAAAATGGGTGCTGTGAATGTAGTCTTTAAAGCGGGAGCAAAAACATTCAAAGTTCCTAACTGCATTAAAATCGAATCTGTTGGCGCTGATACTGCTGGGAGAAAAAAGGCAGATGTTGTTCTTTATAACAAAAGAAATGTGAAGTATTCTGTTTCTATCAAAAAAGATGACGCAGAAACTTGGGAATCAGCCGACTCATATTTCAGTGGTGAAGCGAAGAAAATTATTGACAAGGCTATCAAGGCAAAGAAAACTAAACTAGTGAGCCATGGTTCCTATTACACAATTGAACCAAATATTGCTGTCACATCAACTGGAAAAGAAAAGACTGATGTTGTATTTGGATCGGATTTGAGCGTTAATGGTGCTGTTGTAACAAAAACATTTAGTAAAGATGATTTTGATCTGAGTGGAGAATCATTAGTTATTACAGTAAGTAATATTATCACAGAACTATCTGATGTGAAAGGCGATAAAGATGTTTACTTCTTTATTCGTAATGATAAAACTCGCAAAAGCATTCCAGAATATCCTGGAATAAGAATTCTGGCTGCTTATAAGAAGAGAATAAATAAAAACGTTGTAATTGTTGAACGATGAGGCTTTATGACTACATTTGTGACTGGCGGTTTGGGATTTATTGGTTCTAATTTTGTAATCTCTCACCTGAAAAAATATCCTAGCGATGAGATTGTCGTTCTTGACAATCAATCATACGCTGCCAACGGATCAAATCTAAACGGGTACTACGACGACTGGCGACTTACCGTCAAGAAGGTCGACATTCGCAATCTAGATTCATTAGACAATGTTTATCACACCTATGAACCAGAAATTACGTTTCATTTTGCTGCTGAGTCTCACGTTGACAATTCTATTCGCGGTGACGATGATTTCCTCAGCACTAATATTAATGGCACTCACAACATTCTAAAGTGCATTCGCAAGTATGGTGGCAAGTTAATCCATGTTTCGACTGATGAGGTTTATGGAAGTCTTGGTCCTAATGATCCTGAGTTCAGTGAAACAACTCCATATGATCCTCGCAATCCATACTCAGCAACCAAAGCAGCCAGCGACCATTTGGTTCGTGCTTATGTGAACACGCATAAGATTGACGCGGTTGTGACTAACTGCTCGAATAACTATGGTCCTCGTCAGCACCAAGAAAAATTTATTCCTACGATTATTCGCCACATCAAGAACAATACACCAATCCCTGTTTACGGGCAGGGTATCAACGTTCGCGATTGGTTGTTCGTAGAAGATCACTGTGAGGCTTTGTTGACGATCGGTCAGAATTTCAAATCTGGCGAGCGATACAACATCGGCGGTGGCGTTGAACTGACAAATATTCAAATGATCAAATTGATTCTTGAGATTATGGGCAAGGATGTCGATCGTTATACGGACTGGCTAAATTTTGTGACTGATAGAAAGGGTCACGATATGCGTTATGCTATGAACGCTGATAAAATTTACAATGAACTTGGCTGGAGAGCAAGAACTAACATTATACATGGTCTTGAAAAGACATTGGAGTGGTACTTATGAGAAAAGGAATTATATTGAGTGGTGGGCTGGGAACTCGTTTGTACCCATGCACTAAAGTTGTTTCCAAGCAGTTGCTTCCAGTTTATGATAAACCGCTGGTATACTATCCATTGTCAACCTTGATGTTGGCTGGCATTCGTGATATTCTAATTATTACATCACCCGCTGACCGAGTTCCATTCGAAAAATTGGTAGGAGACGGATCTCAGTGGGGATTGAATGTTTCTTACGAAGTTCAATTAGAACCAAGAGGTATTGCCGAATGTTTTCTAATTGCAGAAAAGTGGATTGGAAAAAGTGAAGTCGCGCTAATTCTTGGTGATAATATTTTCTACGGAAACGATCTAATCAATCGTTTCAATTTCGCAAAGGCTAACAACGGTTGTACATTGTTCGCCTATCACGTTCATGATCCAGAACGCTTTGGTGTATTGGAATTTGATCAGAATGGCGATCCTATTGGGATTATCGAAAAGCCAGCCGTTGCGCCAAGTAACTATGCCGTGACTGGTCTTTACTTTTATGATAATAAAGTTATTGATTATGCCAAACAAATCAAGCCATCAGATCGTGGTGAACTCGAGATAACTGACATCAATAAACTTTATCTACAAAACAATGCGGTCAACGTTGAATATCTCAATAGAGGTATTGCATGGATTGACACTGGAACATTTGAATCATTGGCTGAGGCATCTACTTTTGTTGGCTCAGTCCAGCGTAGAACTGGAACGATGATTGCTTGCCCTGAAGAAATTGCATATCGTAATGAATGGATTTCTGCATGGGATCTTGAATATGCGGCGAATAAGTATAAGAAGTCGGATTATGGTAAGTATCTAAACAAAATTTTGACAATGAGGGTTTAATTATGATTATGCATTTTCTAGTAGTTGGTCGTGGTTGGACAGGTAAAAAGGTATTCGACAATTTGGTGGAGCGTGGATTTGTCGTAACAATGGCATCCCACAATTCTGCAATCAGCGCTTTACATAAAAACCGTTATGATTGGGTGGTAAATTGCGCTGGCGTAACTGGAACTCCAAACGTGGATGCTTGTGAATTGGATAAGCAGAATACCGTATATGGAAACGCAATTTATCCAGGGCTTTTGTATGCCGCTGCATACGAATACGGCGTCAGAATGTCACATTTTTCCAGCGGTTGTATCTATACAGGCGATATTCAAACCGTAGATGCTCCGCCAAACTTCTTTGGCAGCACCTATTCAGTTGCAAAAGGCGTTTCAGACGTATACTTGGGCGATAAGGCTCAGGTTTATCGTATTCGTATGCCATTTACAGGTAAGGTTGAGCCAAAAAACTATCTTTACAAGGTCTACAACTACGCCAAAAACGCAAAATTGATCGATGCAGGTCAAAATTCTTTGACAGATCTTGATGAAGCGGTCAATGTAGCCTGTGATTTGATGTTGGATGAGGCTCCAGACGGTCATTATAACCTAGTCAACAGGGGTTCTGTAAACATGCATGAACTGGCTGACATTATGGGTATTCAGCCTCAGTGGTTTACGCCAGATGAATTCCGCGCTGCAACGGCGGCAGGTCGTTCTACTTGCACCATTCCAGCGTATGATGCAATGTCAGATGTTCGAGATGCCCTAGAAAATGCTGTGAGCCGAATGAAACCTAATTTATACTAAATAGAAGTATACAAACTCCCACAGCGTGGAAGGGTAATGCAACGATTTAAATTATTCGTAGAATCATTTCTATTAGAAGCCAAAGAAGCAGTTGGCATTCAGCATATAGAACACCCTTCCGATCGTACATTTGATGGTCCAAAACCAGCGCAACATGCTCTGACTACACTCAGGGGTGTTGCGCTGGGTCGTACGCCAGCCACCCGTAAAATTGATGATAAAATGTCGTTTCAAATCAAAAGAGACGACACTGGTCGCGTTGGCGTAAAGTACAAAGGGGCTGGTTCAGATTACAATTATTCTAATGATGACATTGAACGTCAGCATGGACACAAACCTTATCTAGCAAGTCCACTAAAGACTATTCTTGCTCACGCTCATAAAATTCTTCCTAATAGATCTGGAGAATGGCAGGGTGGATTTATGTCCACACCTGAAACTCGTGAACAAAAAGGTGGACGTATAGGGCATACGCCTAATACTGTTTCATACTCAGTAGCAAAAGACTCACCAGAAGGCAAAAAACTTGCTAAATCAAAAGTAAGTATTGCGCTTCATACTGAACTCAAGGGACCAAAACGTAAGGCTACTCCTGTTATTGATCAATCTGAATTCGGTTCTCATCCAGACGTTCATTTAGTTGATCATTCTGTCTCTAAAGAACAACAAAAAATTCCAGCAGAAGCAAAAAAGAAAGTCTTGACGCACGTGGCGGCTGCTCAGTCGCTAATGAAGAAACATGACTATAGCCATCTATCAGGGCATGAAGTGCACATGAGAACTTATGTAAACTCAACTCTTGATACTGGCGAAAAGCCTAGCGTAGAGGGTTATAAGAAACATCTCGGTGCAAGATTTCAAAAAGAAATTGACAAAGTAAAGACTGAGAAGGCTAAGAATCAAAAAGCCGCAGTGCGTGATGCTCATATGAGTCATATTGATAATAACAAAGAAGCATTTGATCGCTCATTTCAAATTCATCACCATGTTCAGCAAGCAACAAATGTTTTGGCTGATGCTCTAAATAAAACTGCGCATGGCGGTGTTCGAACTGAAATTGATGGTAAAGAATCAGGCGGCGAAGGCTTTGTCGCTAAAGGAATAAAAATTGTCAACCGTCAAGAGTTTAGTAAAGCAAATCGTGCAAGAAGTGCATTATTGAGAGCAAAGAAATGAGTAAGGCAACATTTACTTTTGGAAGGTTTAATCCTCCGACTGAACAAGGTCACGGTAAACTTGTAAAAGCCGTTCAGGATCACGCTGAATCAACTGGCGGCACTCATTATATTTTTCCTACGCATACACAAGATCCTAAAAAGAATCCAATGTCGCATGAGCAAAAAGTGGGTGCTATGCGCAAACTCTTCCCAAAGGCAAATATTGTTTCTCATGATAAAGTTAGAACAGCAATTGACGCCGTAAAGCATTTAGAGTCAAAGGGTCATACGCACGTGACAATGGTTGTCGGTTCTGATCGCGTTGCTGAGTTTCAGGGATTGCTAACAAAATATCGTAAAAAAGAATTTCCTAAAATTAAAAAAATAGATGTAAAATCTGCAGGACATCGCGACCCTGATGCCGAAGGAGCAGAAGGAATGTCAGCATCTAAACTTCGCGGTTTAGTTTCCGCTGGAAAGAAAGACGAGTTCGTTTCACACTACAGTGATAAAAAACTTGGTAAACAAATACATGACACAGTAAAAGCAGGAATGCAAATGGAATCAATCAATCCTATTGGAATCTTCTTACTTGGCGCACCAGGCAGCGGAAAAGACTATGTTTTGAATAACATCTTTTCACGTTTTGATCTTACAGAAGTTCAGGCTGATCAAATTGTCAATCAATCAGCAAATGAATTGTATGAGAGCAAAACTAATCTCGTCATCAATGGTGCATTGGATGAAGCAAGAATTGCTAAGATTCAAGACATGTTGCATGAGCACGGATACACCTACGATTTCGTATACGTTTCTGTCACTAACAAGGTTTCACGCCTACGCAATGAACAGCGCCAAAATCCTATTGCAGAAAACAAGCGTATTGATAAATTTTTAAAGGCAGAAAAACTTGCTGCATTTGTCGAAGCACATGTATTCAACAATTCAATTAATCTAAACGAATCTTCAGAAATGGAGAAAGTTTTCTTTGCTAGCGAAATTCAAAAACTACTCGAAAGAATAACTGCTCTTGGTCTTGAGTTAAAAGAAACTCCATCAGCAAAGTCTTTCGTTGCTTTGCGCGAAGGAACCAAAAAAGCAACAGGCGGATTAAAAAATGCATGCTGGAAGGGTTATACTGCTATTGGCATGAAGACTAAAAATGGAAGAAAAGTTCCAAACTGTGTGCCAGTAGAAGAACAAATCAAAGGCGATCTAAAAGTTCCTCATAGCGTAGATTCTATTGCTCAGAAGCATAAGGTATCAACCGCTTCAATAATTCAAGCATTAACAATTGGAAAAGAAGTAGAAAAAGAACATACCAAAGATGAAAAGACTGCGGAAACAATTGCCTTAGCGCATCTATGGGAAAAACCAGATTATTATGAGAAGTTGAAACAGATCGAACAGTTTACTGGCGATGAGCATAGTAAACTTGCTCGTTTTAATGGTCAAAAGACTGTTAGAGGTCTGAACAGAATAAATCGCCTAAGACATCACACTATTCAACATCACAATAATAACATAAAACAACTTGCTACAGAAGAAGTTGAAGAAATTGACGAAATGCAACTTATAGGGACTGATGAGTATCGTAAGCATGCAATTGCTATGACTCCAGGTCAATCACAAACAATAAAAAGTGCTTTAGATAATAAAGTAGAAGTTCATGATTGTGGATGTGAGTCTGATTGTGAATGTAATGAAGAATCTGAAATAGACCTAACTCCTAGCCTATCTGTAAAGAAGAAGGCTACAGGCGCAAAACCTAATGCCAGATATAACGCAAGATTGGCAGGCTTGTCAGTTGTTTCAAATATGGCTGTGGCTGAAGATACCAAAACTGCCAAAAAGATATTGTCAGGTTTAAAGGTATTGAGTCTAGAAAATAAAGACCCATCTATGCCACGACAGGTTCCTAGACACATACCAGCTGGGACTCAAATGATCGACGGTATTCCTCAGGACAATGTTCCAAAAGGATGGAAAAGAGTCAAAGACTTCGGCGGCGGTCATAAACTTGTAAAGGTAGAGCCAAGCGAAAAGATCCGCGAAGCCGTTGAGTACCATCTCGAGAATAAGATTTCGTTCACTGAAAACGTCTTCCGTCCAGGATCAGAAATGTTCTTCGAGATGATCAACGAAGCCAAACTTCTTTACAAGGCAGGAATGTATGAGCCAACCGACGAATGGGAAGTCGATATGCTCAATTCAGATATCGGTGAAAAGGCAATCTACGAAGGTCAGGAAGTAATTCTTGACTATCCATTCGAAGAAGATATAGAACAAATTGATGAAGTGTTCAACACAGTTTATCCACACACATATCACGGGACTTTACGCCCAGAAGATCCTAAAAGCGAGAATGGACCTGAACACATGTACACATTCCGAATCCCAGGAAAAGGAAATCTACGCCATACCTATTCCGTCTCAATTAATCGTTTTGAAGGTAAAAAAGGCAGTTTATCATTTGGATATCACGGAAAACAACCTGCAGATTTTGTCCCAGTGGGTAAACATGGAGACAAAAAATATTTTGAAGCAGGGGAACATGAAATTACTGGCGAAGGCGGCGGAAAGGCTTCTTCAATCATCTCAACAGTTAAGTCTATTGCACAAACACACGCGAAAAAGCACGGTTTAAAAACAATGGTATTTGCTGGCAGCAGCGATGAACCGTCAAGATCTAAACTTTACAATAGAATTGTAAATCGAATGGGCGGTAAAGAACACAGATCTGAAGACGATGAGTTTGATCCGTATAGAGAGTATTCGGTTCCTATGAAAGAAGACTCCGACCCAACAAATGGCAAGGGTATCGGTAAGCCATGGCGCGAAGGTGGTGGCGGTGCGGTTTATGTCCGTACAGGCGATGGCGGCGTAAAGAAGGTTCGTTTCAGTCAATCTGGAATGGCTAAGAAATTTAATGATCCAGCCAGAGTTCGTTCTTTCGTCGCTCGTCATCGTTGCTTGACCAATAAGGACAAGACCAGCGCGTCTTACTGGGCATGCCGTTGGCCAAGGTTCTTTAGCAACTCTGGGAAGACTTGGTGGTAATGGCATACACCGACGAAAAACTAAATAATAAAACGTTCGTCAGAACATTCTCGAAGGACGTTTTGAACGAAGAATTAGTATGGCATCGTGATAAAAATAATAGAATTGTGACTGTTTTGGAAGGCGAGGATTGGGAAATTCAGTTCGAAGATGACCTTCCAGAGCCTTTGATAGTTGGGAAAGAGTATGTGATTCCGTCATATACCTTTCATAGAATAAAGCGTGGAACAACGGATTTAAAACTACAAATTAGCGAGTACTGACATGGCAGATCCAACAAAGGCATGGGACAAAGCATTTACTTCTGGTTCAAAAGTAATGCAAGATCGACTCAAGAGAGTTCATGCTAAGAATCCAGCATTTCAATCATGGCTCAAGTCAAGCGGTCATGGGGCTGGAGAAAGCGTCAAGCAAGCATCAAAGGAAATCAAGCAAACTGTAAGAGCAAAGCAACTTGCAGCAAAAAGCGCAACTGCCTATGGTGCTACGAAGGGTCTTGCCGTTGGCGGAGAACATGGTGGCGCTGGCGTTGCTCAGAAAGCCGACAAGGGTAGAGTTTGGTCGCCTGATGAAGTTGCTGCATTGAACAAACAACGCGGAACTGAGCCAGTTCAACTCACTCCTGCGCAAAAGAGAATGGCAGCAATCAAGGCTGCTGCTGAGAAGTCAGTTGCCAAAAAAGCAAAAAGTTTTGATGTTCCAACTCTACAGCGTCAACACGATGACTTGCGCGATGTCCATGACAGCCTACATTCCAAGGTGACCAGATCATCGATGGATGAAGAAGTCGAACTCGATGAAATGGATAAATCTCAACCATCTTCAAGTCGTGGTGCTGAAGGATTAGCATTAGGAAAAAAAGCGAATCCAGTTAAACCCGATAAAGTTAAATCAGGTGCATTGAAAATATTGCAAAAACAATATAAAAAAGTAAAAGAAGAAGTCGAACTCGAAGAAGGAAAGTATGCATCAACGATTGCTGCAATTGCTGCTCAAGCATATGAACCAAAAGTTGGCGACAAAGTTCGCACTCGTAAGGGTGGACAGATCCCAGGAAAAGTCGAGAAGATCGAAGGCAACAAAGTATTCTTCCGTCATCCAGAAGGCAAACTCTACGCAACGCATTCTAGCAATTTGATGAGAGAAGAAGCCGAGTCAGTAAACGAAGACCAAGCCGCTGATTGGCAAAAAGTTCAAAGCATGGAAAAAGGCTCAATGATTGGCGGAAAAGATGCAATGAAAATGCATTTGAAGTATCTTAACG